TTCATTCGATACCTGCGAGTAATCAATGAATTGCGGGAGGAGACAATCTCCGAACTGCACGAAGCAAGCACTGACAAGATTCAGCAACTTTCTGGAAGGATCCTAAGCTACGATCAGATTTTACACCTGTCCAACTTTACTGAAGTAAAGGACATCGCACTGCAAACCGACTAGTAAAAGTAGGCTTGCATAGTGTGTTAATATATTTACATCGCCATCGCTCGGCGTTAAGGAGTGGAAACAAACAAATATATGACCGATGAAATACCAACGGAGAACTCTGCGTCCGTAGAAACAGCAGTGGAAAATACAAATATTACAGCGTCTGATTTCGTTACCAGACGCTTGGGATCGACACCAGAACCAGAACCAGCCGAGGAGCAATCCACGGAGGATGAAGTTCAAGTAGAGAACCCTGAAGTTGAAACAGAAGTTGGAACCGAGCAGGAGGAAACTCCAGCAGAAGAACCAGCGGAAGATGTTCTTTCACAATTAGATCTAGATGATATGTCCGAAGCAGACCTTCGTGAACTATCCGAAAAACTTGGCAGTCGAGCAGTTGCGCGATTTGGTGAGCTTACCGCAAAACGGAAAGCAGCCGAAGAACGTATCAGCTTATTGGAAGCCAAGCTGCAACAAACACCAGATCCGCTCAAAGCACCCGAAACAGTAGCTAACAATCCTTTCGCTTCATTGAATACAATAGAAGCCCTACAGGAAAAGGCCGAGGAAATTAATTCCGTAATCGAGTGGGCAGAGGATACATTGTTTCAAGCGGACGGATACTCACCAGAGGATGTAGTCGTGACAATTGATGGGCAGGAATTGACCAAAGCTGATGTACGCAAGAGTTTATTGAACTCTCGCAAATCACGGGACAAGTTTCTACCTGCTCAATTGAAAGCGGTTCAAGCTAAAGAACAGGGAAAAGAATTGAGTGCATCGTTTAATGCGAAAGCAATCGAAGAGTTATCCTGGCTTAGTGGAGAGGACAATGATGTTCGCCATCAATACAATGCTATTATGCAGGACAAACGAGTGGAAGAGATGTTACAGTCCCTTGCTCCGGATGTCTCCGCACAGATGCCATACTTAATGGCACACGCAGCAAATAGCTTATGGGGACGAACACCAGTAAAGGATGACAAACCAGTTGCATCCCCGACATTGACCCCGCCTAAAAAAGTAGGATCAGTGTCAGCATCAACTGAGAAATCATCGAGCGCACCAGTGAAAGCAATTCAAAAACTAGCTCAACAATATAAAAGTAGCGGAAATAAAACAGATTTCATCAAATTCCGAACACAACAATTACAATCCCGATAACACAAATTATATAACATTATGGCATTCTCAAATACCTATGACGTAGATAATAACGGTTCGGCTGTTTCCAATCGTGAGGACCTCACAGATGTACTTACCATCTTGGCTCCAGAAGAAACTCCGATCCTTTCATCTGCACAAAAGCAACGCGCATCAGCTACCAACACAGAGTGGACAGTAGATTCTCTTAGCACACCTAGCACAGCAGGCATCGTCGAAGGCGATGACATCGCTGCATTCACCGATCAGTTCGCTGGTCGTGCTCGTATGGGCAACTACACACAGAAGTTCCGCCGGGACTATCGTGTATCCGATCTTCAAGAAGCTGTTGATTCTGTTGGTCCAGCTAAAATTGCACAAGCAGAAGCTAAAGCAATCCGTGAACTCAAGCGTGACATCGAAGCAACACTTTGCTCCGCTAACGTTAAACAGCAAGCTACTGCCGCTCTTCCTTATAAGATGACTGGTCTTGGTGGTTTCATTGATTCGGGTGCTGCCGCAACAACTGTACCTGTTGGCTTCACAACTCCTGCTTCTAGCATCTACACAGCTACTGAGTCCGCTGCAAATGCTTTCAGCGAGACTGCACTGAACAACATCATCTCGAGCATCTTCGAGGTTAATGGTGTGTCCAATGGTTTGGTTCTTGTTGCTGACGTTGGCCTCCGCCGTGTCATCAGTGACTTCGCTCGTTTGTCCACTGTTAATACAGAGACAAGCATCCGCAACGTAAACTACGATGGTGGTGTTGCAGCGATTAAGCTCAGTGTTGAAATGTATCAAAGCGATCACGGTATCGTTTCGATCGTCAATGCTAACCCTGACTGTATGCCTAACTTCGGTGGTACTACAGCTAACTCCAGTGGTTACCTGCTCAATCCTGAGTACTACGGTGTACACGAACTGATCCCTATGGGTTCAACTCGTCTACCTAATCAAGGTGGCGGCGAGCGTGGCTTCGTTGATTGCGCTCTGACCCTCGGTGTTTACCACCCACAGGCTCACGGCTTGATCCAAGACGTAGCCTAATTCAATTTGGAGAGGGGTTGGTCCGATCCCAGCCCCTCTCCTTTTTTTTTATTTATGCAAATTGTAAACAAACCCCAGGGCTTGTCCGATGAGGACATTGATGCAGCTCTCAGAGCTGAGGTCAAGGCGAGCCTTGATCACGAAGTAGCAACCGAAAAAGATCGATACACTTAGCTCGTAGGGATGCTACTGCCAACATCGGAAAGACGCACCCCCTCCTTGGGAAGTGCGTGGCAACTATGCCACCCCGTGAATACTTTCGTCTAATCAAGACGTACGGTCACGCAGAGGTTCATTCCGTTAATTTTCTAAAATACTTTCAGCGTAAGTTCAGCGACCTAAGCCCCAATAAACTATAACACTATGGCTAACTATCCTACCCTAACATATGACAACCTAGAGGAACGCTTTAAGTCCATTGCTGGGCTAGCTTCACTGGAAACAACTGACGCAGCATTCCTTCGGCAGGCAGTTAATCGCCGTGTTCGCACAGCGTTTGAACGCTACCCTTGGCCTGACTTCACCGTAATTGGAGAAGCTGTTGCAATGGCAACAGGAGATGACAATACAATTCAAACATATGGAGCTGGAAAAGACCTAGCTAATGATTCCAATGTAGTTTTTCGGATTCACAAAACTGATCCAACGGATACCCGTTACCCAGAAGAATACACATATGTTTCAACTTTAAATGCTGGCGGTTTTCCATCAGTAAAAATTATTAGCCCAACGGTTCTTGATGGTATTAGCGTGTACGCAACCTATCGTAAGGACCTTGGAGCAGTTATTGCTGACGGTGGCACTTACACATCAGGTAGCTACGGCGACGAAGCCAATGATAATCCAAACATTCCATATCAGTTTTTTGAGTACTGCGCTTTCGGTGCTTACGCAGATTTCCTACGTGGTGATGGACAGACTGACAAAGCTCAAGTAGAGGATCAAAATTCTGAAATCATTCTTGTTTCTGAAATTGATAAGGTACGTAATCAAAGCCGTCAGTTCCGTCACGATGTATTACAGTATCGCCCACAGACTCAGTTTGCTCGTCACAACGTACAGGCTGGCGGAACGCCGTTGAACAAGCCAGAAACAATACTGAACAATAACGTACAGTAATGCCATCTGACGCTACATTCCTTGAGGTTAAAAATGCTTTTCAGTCCATTGCTGGGCTGGAAAGCTTAAGCTCTGCGGATGAGTTCTTTTTGACGAGTTCATTAAACTCTGCAGTTCAACGTGCCTACAATGAATCAGATAGTTGGCCACGCTATTTAGTTGTTGGTGAAGAAAGATTATTGATTGATGATCAAATTGTTCCGTACGCTTCGGGTTGCAATTGTACTGATTTGTTAGCTGCTTCGGAAGAAAAAGTAGATTGCCTGGAAAGTATTCTTGCTCCACAAAAACTTAATGGGGTTGATGCCTGGACTCACAGCGCATCGTCAACAAAACCATCGTATCCGTCTGACCCTACTTGCACCACCCAGATTGAAAGCAGTGTAAGTTTGAAGTTCATTGAGATGAATGGATCAAACGCAACTCTTGAATGGACTAGAGTAAATAATGATCCAGCTTGCCAAGCCTCTGGGTCGATTAATTGGGTTATATCACCAAACCAAAGTGGCACTCCAAACTTCGGACCTCCTTGGAGTG